CTCCTGAGTATATTTTTGCTTGAGGCAATTGCTTGATAGCGGCTTCGGGTGCGTCTTCTAGTTGGCGCATCGCGTCCTTAAAGGATTTCATAACCTGTCAATATTGTGGTTAATGTCAACGGGAGGAGTGTTTTCACAACCTTTTACAAACTCATATTCAATGTTTCGACCTAAATTATAATCAACAGCGTTATAATGAATGTTCTTGATTTTTGGGGAATAATCGCCGGAAAATATGGTCGGATACTCTAGTAGATCAATTTCACAATACATGCCGTTTAATTCTATTAAATTTCGTAATTTGATTATGTCAGCACCGTATTTGTGATCAAACCACTCTCCTGCACTTATTGACATAGTAGGTCTCATGTGTTCATATTCAAATGCCATTGCGCGAACTTTGGCAGAATGAGCAGTCAATTTGGATAACATTAAATCACACAATTTGACGATTTCTGTTGAATATGTGTACATTGATTTGAAAGAACCGATTTTTGATCTCATCAATTCTTGCGCTGCGCGTGAACCTTTTAGGACGTCATATTTACTCCAGCCTAGTTTCAATAATGACCTGTCAAGTTTGCGATAACCGAATGTGTTGCCGTTAACTGTTTTAAATACTATCTGACAAAAAGTAGCATTGTGTATAGTACCTGTGTGTTCGATCTTCATTTCAAAGCCCAGCTGGCCGGCGAACTTGGTGAATTGTTCTGTATGTATTGTGTCTTCATTACCATGTGCATTGTCATCTCCTTCCACGCTAAAATCATTTGGTGTATCGATCCCATAATCAACTTTGGCAACCTGTGAATAATAATATTCAGCCATCAATTGACACAAAAATGTGTTATGACATGAAGTCATCATCTCGCCGGAATTCATAGTTTTGGTAGTATATATCGAGAATCCTTTGCGATTTTGTATGTTGTTGTTATTTTATGCAATTGCTCTCCATAATTTGGCCGATTTTGGTGTTATTACGTTGAAAAGTTCTTGCTCAATTTCCCACAGTCTACCCATTTGACTTGCATCGAATTTTCCAATATCATAACACGTCACGTGTTTGTAATGACCAATTTTCTTAATGATGTGATCAATAATTTCTTCATTCGTGCAGCCTTTGATCATATGTTCTGATTTGTAGACCTGTTTCGCTACAAAATGGTACGGCACGCTACTACAATATCTGGCTACTTCAGCTCGAGCTGCAACCAATCTTGGCCATGCTCCTTATATTGTTAATTCTTTCTTGATATTGCCAGTACTGTATGTTTCAATTTCATTTTCATACATGAATGTCTTCCAAATGCTGTTGATTATGGATTGTCTTTGCTTCACATTTTTGCCAGTCTCAATCACGTTTTAAGCTGCGCGTTCGAAAATATCTTCTGATGGTTCAGGCTCATCTGGATCCGCATGGTACCTTTGTCGTATTTGTTATTTTGACCAATCAACGAAATCATTCATCACTTTAAAGTCAGGGGTTGCGCCTGCTTGAGCCTATCTGCGAATGCTGGCAAAGAGTAAATTATTATTGCACGAGCAGAATGATTCTAATATGTGCTATTTGATCACTGGTCCAATCTATGTGAATGCGTTCATTAAACCATCGCAAGGATTTTTGACGTAGTTTAACAGAAATTGATCAGAAGACTCTTATAAAGGTATGTATCCAATGCATATGACTTGCATCGAATTTTCCAATATCATAACACGTCACGTGTTTGTAATGACCAATTTTCTTAATGATGTGATCAATAA